TGGATCTATATGATGACAATGTAAGTTTTTATCTATACCACACTTAACACACAACCAATTATCCCTTTCAAATACCAGTTTCCTAAGTTCTGGTTGAACCTCCCTAGAAGTTATTGGAGCAAAACCTTTAGAATATTTGCTTTTGTGGTATGTAGGACACTCTTGTTTACACTCTTTAGAGCAATAAAGGTTATTACCTCCATTACCATTTATTGCCTTTTTTCTTGCTATAACTTCATTATATGTTGGTATGTACCATTTACCACAATAGGTACATTTTACTTCTAGGATATTATAATCTTCCTGATTTCTTCTGATGTCATGAATATTATTAAATAGGTCTTTATATTTTTCATATGAAGCTTTATTTTTATTATGAAACCCACCTTTCCAAAGATTACTTTTTTCACCACTGTTAGATGAATTCTTTATACTTCTTTTATGTTCTTCAGAAAGTTTTTTTCCTTTTTTTATAATACTTATCTTTTTTCTATGTTCTTCAGAAAGTTTTTTTCCTTTTTTTATAATACTTAAATAAATTTGATGACATTCTATTGAACATTTGGTAGATATACCTCTTTTTATAACACTATATGTGTCTAAATATATCTCTCCACATATTTTACATGGTTCTTCAGACTCTATAAAGCTATAATTTCCTTTTATATCTTTTCTAAAAAAACAACCATTCTTATAAATCAGTTTTTCTAAGTTGTTCCAACATATTTTCATTTTTACTTTTGAAAAATACTTAGATTTCTCTAAGTATTTTTCTTTATGTTTTGTCCTTTATTCTCTTCGTAGAATTTCTCCAACAAATGTTAAGATAACATTTGCACACTGTTCACAGAAACCATTTTCAAGTAATCTATTGAAGGCGTCATTTCTACGTTTTTCAACCTTTGTATCAATTGCTGATTTATCCACTAGTGTTAGACTAACAACATTCTTTAAGTCACTCATCAACTTTGTTTCAATTGCTTGTTTCAAAGGTGCATATGTATTGAATGTAAAAGGTTCTTTCCTTTCCAAACATGTTGACTTATATACGAAAATACCATTCCTAAATTCAGATTTACTATTTTGAGGTACACTAATGATTTCTTCAATACCTCTCATTAGTTTTTCATCTGGTGTTGAATATTCACCAGTAATACTATCATACACTTTTTCTTTCCTACAAAATGCTTCTGCATGTAGGATATAATTTTCGAAAAGTGTTTGAGCCTGTTCTGCATAAGCATGTAAAAATGCCATATTAATTGTCTTTTTTGCAATATCTCTATATTCAGAAGATACTGAATCTTTCTCACCAACCAACATTGACATGTATCTTTCTACATCTTCATCTTTAATACCAATATGATGTTCAAAGTTTGTTCTTAGTGCTCTGATAATATCAATTGGATTAATACATCTTTTATCTTCTTTCATACCTAATGCAATGTTAAGTGCATTAATGATAAATCTTGGAGAAATACCACTCATACCTTCACCTTTTGCTCTACCTTCTTCAAAAAGTGCTTTTACATCAATCTCTTCTTTTTTGAACTCATCTGTTACCTCACCATCATAAAGTTTCATTTTCTTAACTAGTGAAGAAATTTTAGTAGTAGGCACTAATCTTGATAGGATAGCGAACTCAGCTGCAATTTTAAGAGTATGGGGCGCAATATGAATATCTTTAAATTGAGATTCTTTAATCATTTTCTTATAGATTTCAATTTCGTCTGATACTCTCAAATTCCAAGGAACCGATACAGTATACATACGATCATGTAGAGCTTCGTTTTTCTTTTCAGATCTAAATGCATCAAACTCGGTTTGATTTGTATGAGCAAGAATAAGAGTATCAATGTACATTTGTGGAAAACCAGGTGACTTAATCAACTGTTCCTGTGCTGCTGTAATCAATACATAATGAAATTTAATATCAGCTTTCATTAATTCGATGTACTCTACCAAACCACGATTGGATACTTGTAGTTCTCCATTAAACTGATATGCTCTTGGGTCTGTTTCACCATATCGATTGATTTTCGATAAGTTAACCCTACCAATCAATTCACTAACATCTTGAGATTTTGGATCACTTGGTTGAAAAGTACCAATACCAATACGTTTTTGTTCTGATAATTTTACTTGTTCAACTGTAACATTTTCCCAATTAATATGTCCGTTCTCATCTTTAAAGTTTAGTTCCATCATTTGCTGACATACAGGACACAGTGTACCTTCAATTTTTACACCTAACTGTTCTTCCCAGAAAGGACGATCTTCTATTGGAATCAAATGTAATGGTTCTTCATTAATAGGACACCCCTTAATTGCAAATATCGGAGTATCATCTAATTCAAGACCACGTTTAATTAGGTTTGATATAGTTGATTTACCAGAACCTACAGGACCAACCATAACAACAATTCTTTTACCTGTTTCTGTTCTGCGAGCTGCAGCTTTTAAAAACCTCATAAGATCATGTATTGGTTCTAATGTACCATAAATTTTTCCATCGAAAAATTTATATTTTACAAGATCTTCATACCCTCTTATTTTTAATACTGGACTTACATCTTCAACACCATATTTCATAATCATATTATAAATTCTACCAGGTGAGAAGGAAGCAGCATCAGGACTTTTCTTTACCTTATACAAATATTCTAAGGCAGGACCTTCCCAGCAAGAAACATCTTTACATTTTTTTTGTTCTTCAATAATTTGACGAAAATTCATCACATCATTTAGATTGCTAATCATGTTATCTCCTCTTTCTAAAATTTCGAGTTTATCCTTGATGTTTTCAATCATACCATTTCTCTTTTCTTTTGTAAATTTTTCGTCTAATTTTTAGACTCATCAGAATCTATTTGTTCTATTTGACTTATTTGCTCTGCCGGTCCCTGAACTTTTCCAGTTTTCATTAACTTTAATAGATCTTCTCTATTTGTTAATATAATATTATTATTTGTTATACCTAATCTATTATTGTCATTTTTACTTAATTCTCTTTGTAACTCAAGTTCTTTTAACCTCAATGTTTTTATTTTTAATTCTATCGTTTTATCATTAAACTTTCTTTGTAATATGTTTGTTGTTGCAGATGTTATTGAGTTAACCATTTGACTTGCTGCTTCTATTTGAGCTGCAGAATATGAACCATTATTTATAGAATTTTCTAATTTATCTAATAATCTATTTGCTCTATTGATATTATCTACTAATATGGAATCAATATCGTCTGGACCTGAATACTCAGTGGTTATGTATTCATCTTCATTATTCATATTAATATCTAAATCAAACTCATCAGCCAATCTGTCTAAATTTACTGACATATATAACTACTCCTATATTTCTTATATTTTCTTTATTTATATATATTTATGACAGAAAAACATTTGCTAATTAATCATAAAATTTATGAGAAGGTTTGTAAACATTCAATAACAAAAGAAATTTTGTAAATATATTATATTTACTTTATATGATAAAAAATGAACATGAAATATTTGTGTTAAACATTTACAAGTCTTCGTCATCAATGTAATATGAGGTTGTAACGGAAAATTTGTAGATATTGATTATATTGACAAAAAGGAGAAAAAAATGATTATTAAGTATATCCGGCGTAATGAATATGAAGTTGTAAACAAGGCAAAGCTAAAACCAACTGTTTTTATGTTGAAAGATGCTCTAAAGAACAATGATATGTCTCTAGTAAAGGATGCTTTGGATAATTTGAAGAGTGTAGTTCCCTTTGATGAAAAGGTTGGTGTTCTTATTGGTTTTAAAGAAGACGGAGTTATCTATATTGGTTTTTCAAAGTGTAATATGGATTATGATGATTTCAGTAAAGATTTTGGATATGAAGTAGCTTTAGATAGAGCATATAAATATGCTAAAAAGTTTGAAAATGCTGGGATACCTATTGTTCCTAAGTCAGTAGCAAGAGAAATTCCTTTATTTGTAGACAGATGCCTTAATTATTATAAAGACGGAGAACTTACTGCATGGGTTGAAAGATATATGGAACAATAAAAGTTTTGTAAATTAAGGATACTAAATGAAAGTAACTAAGTCAGATAAGTATGTAATTATATTTGATAATAAACGAGGTATAGAGTTTACATATGGTATAAATGGAAATCCAGATCCATTTGTGCTGGATTTCCCTAGCCTTATTGATATTGGTATTATGCAGGACTGTAAAAACAACTGCAAAATATGTTATCAAGGCAATAAAGTTGGTCCCAATATGACAATTGATGATTATAAGTTTATAATTGATCAATGTAAAGATTTTACTAATCAAGTTGCATTGGGTGGTAGAGGTGATCCAAATCTACATCCAAATTTTGAAGAAATATTAAAATACTCAAGAGATAATAATATAGTTCCAAACTATACTACAAGTGGTATAAATTTAACAGATGAACAGATAAAGATTACAAAAAAATATGTTGGAGCATGTGCAGTAAGTATGTATAATAAAGATTTTACATTCTCAGCAATAAATAGACTAATAAATTCAGATGTTAAAACAAATATACATTGGATAGTTAGTAAAGAAACTATTTCAGATATAACAAAATTTTTATCTGGCATTGATATATGGGATAAAAAGTTTCCTATACATAAAGTTAATGCATTTATATTTCTTTTATTTAAACCACAAGGTAATGGTTTAAATTTTAAAGATCTAGCATTAAGTGAAAACGAAATTCAAAAAGTTATTGACTGTATGAGAAAGAGTAAAGGTTTTAAAATTGGTGTAGATTCATGTTTATTTAATAATTTTAAAAACCTGACAGAAAATGAAATTTTGTTTGGAGACTCATGTGAAAGTTCTAGAATGGGTGCATATATAGACTCTCAATTGAATATGAAACCATGTAGTTTTATGGATGATGTTGTATCAATTTCAATTAGAAATACATTAATAAGAGAAGTTTGGCTAAACTCAGAAATCTTTATTTCTACAAGAAATAAACTAAAAAATAATAAAATATGTTGCCCTGCATTGGAATAAAATGAAAAATAAAGGGTATAGAAAAAAAAGAAAAGACTTTTTAATAAATAAAGGTTGGGACTGGATTTATTTAGCTAAACTCTGGAATATTGATTATGAAAATGATGAAAATGATGAAAATATAAAAGTTTTTCTTGAAAATGTTATGAGGAAACATTTTATGTGTTGTCATGACAAATGTAATTGTGGTATAAAACATATTGCCAGAGATATTAGAGTTTTTGCAAAAACACTTTCTAAGTGTGGGAATAGTTATCTATTTCCAGTTTGGAAAGGTATATCCAAAGTTAAAGACGATTATGAAACTTTGAGGATAACTATACCACTTATAGGATATATGTGGGACTGAGGAGGATTTATATTGAAAGATATAGAGAAAGTAGTTAACTCAATTCCAAGAGGATATTGGTATAATAAAAAAGCAAAAAATATGTATGTAGATATTGCAGTAAGTTTAGCAGAAAAAGGAATAGATTTAGAAGAAGTGAAGAGTATTTTAGATAATTTATATAGAGCAGCAGCATTACAACATGGTTTTGGTCCAGAAAGGATTGCATAAGTGAAAATAAAAATGGATTTTGTGACAAATAGTTCAACAACGAATTACTGTTTAATAGGTATAGAACTATCTACAAGTGAATTAGTAGGTCTTCTTAAAAGTGCAACAGATAAAAATGAAGATAGAGAAGAATTAGAAAAAAAAATTTTTAGACTTGGTTTAATAGATGAGTACAAAGATTTTGATAATTTTGACAATTATGACATCTATGAAATTTATGAACATTGTGATAAACTTTTAGAAAAAGAAGGATTATATTGCATTGTAAATAATAATAATGATTGTGTATATATTGGCATAGATATTAGAGATGTTGATAAAAAGAAAACTATATTAAAAATTGAAGAAGAAGTTTCTGACAAACTAAAGAAGTTTAATATTAACCAAACAGTTGACATCATATTTGGTTGTATAGAAAATAGATAGTAAATAAAAATATGTTATTACGTATATAAATTAAAAGGGGAGATTTCCCTTTTAATTATGATAAAGTTAATTTTTAACATTTTAGTTCATTATATTTACAACCTTCTTTCTTATGTATTTCCTTATGACAGTTCTTACATACAGTCATACAGTTGTTAATATCTGCACTTTCAATTGGATTGTTTATAACTGGATCAATATGGTGACAATGTAGGTTTTCACCTATTCCACATTTAACACATGACCAATTATCTCTTTCAAATACCAGTTTTCTCAGTTCTGGTTGAACTTCCCTAGAGGTTGAAGGTTTGAAACCTTTAGGATATTTTATTTGACTATATGTTGGACATTCTTGTTTACATTCTTCAGAACAATAGAGGTTACGACCACCATTGCCTTTATAATAAATACCTTTTAGTCTATTTTTAATATCAATATATGTTGGTATGTACCATTTACCACAATAGGTACATTTTACTTCTAGGATATTATAATCTTCCTGATTTCTTCTGATGTCATGAAATGGTTTAAGTAGACCTTCATGTTGATCAAAAGAAACTTTATTTCTTTTAGTATAACCACCTTTCCAGTTGGAAGGATTCTTTCTATTTTTTGCAGCAATACTTAATTTTTTTGAAAGTTCTTCTGATATTTTTGTATTTTTGTTTCTAAATATCATAGAGCATGATAATGAACAGAACTTTTCTTTTCTGTCATATAGTGAAATAAAATTTTCGTGACATGTATTACATGTGGTGTGACTTTCAACAAAAGCATATTTGTCGTTATGTTTAAAAAATTTACCGTTCTTATAAACCAATTTTTCTAGGTTATCCCAACAAATTTTCATATTTATCTTCCTTTAACTTAAATTAAAATATTTAGGAGCATATGTAAACTAAAAAGGGCTTGAGTTTTTACACTCAAGCCCTCCGTCAATTAACTGAAATTGTTACGGCATGTTATTTACGTCTATATATTGATAGAAGTTGTAACTTCCAAATAGATGGTTCACGATAGCATATCTACTCATTAGTCCAACTGTAGGATTAAATGAATCTTCCAAAGTTGCCTTTGAGTTTAGAAGTACTACATAAGGACAGTAGATAACACCTGTATCATATTCTGAAGGTCCTTTGTAACCAATTATAATTTCTTCAGTTGTTGAGAAGGTGTCTCTATATACATTTAGTCTTCCATCCAAACTACCTAGTCTTGCAATGCCAGTTGCTGCTGTTGATACATCTGATTGTACAGGAGCAATAGTGAATGCACTTAAACATTCAAGAGCTGCGCATACAGTTGGATGAGAAACTAACCAGTTACCAGCACCACGTCTTGTATTGATAGCAATTTGGTTAGCTTTTCTAATAACCATATTATAAAGGTTACGATACTTTTCAGCTTCCCAACGTCCATCTGCTGCTGTATATGACCAACCAGCTGAAGTTGCTGTTGAAAGAGTTGCTGCTGTTTTAATAGCTGCTACTAACTCACGATCGATTTCAGCGGTAATTTCATAAGCTAAAATGTCCATCATTTCGTCTTCTAGTTCTAAACCATGCATTGCTTTTAGATCTTGTGCAACTTCTAGAGACCAACGGCTTCTTAACTTACGTGTTTTAGCTTCTACTTGAGTTTTTTCTACGGTCATATTTACTTCTTTAATATGTGAACCGCTACCAACACCAAGACCGAAATCATTACCAACACCTGAACCTGCTTTTGAACCTAAAGCTTCTTGTGCTGATACTGATGCTGAATAAGTATAATCTTTATCAATTGTATTATACCCTACTTCTGTTCCATGACTTGCTCCACCTGTATAGGTTTGTCCTGCTCTAAACCTAAGAGCAAATGCTAATCCTACAGGTCCTGTCATTGGTTGAACACCTACGATATCATGAGCAATAAGTTCAGGGAATGTTCTTCTTACCATAGGTACGGCGATTTTATAAAAATCACCTGATGTAGCATAACTACCGGCGCGATCAAAAGATCCTTGAGTTGTTGACCCAGTTTCATTTAACCATCTGTGTTCATTTTCTAACATTAGAGCGGTTGCTCTTTTTACCTTAGGATTCTGAATTGGTTTACCCTCATTCAGAACTTCGTCCCATTTCTTAATAAGTTCTTTGAAATCCATTATCTTTTAGTTCCTCCCTATATATTAATAATGTATAAATGCTAAAATATAAAAATAAGAAATATTATATATTACTATTATTTATATTTTTAAATCTTATTTTCTCTTAAAACTCTTACATAAGTACTCAAGGTTTTCTTAAAAGCGTCTTCGTCGTCAACTTCTTCATTTAACTTTGATTCGACTTCTACTTTACCTTTTCCATTTGATTCTGTTACTTTTTTCATTTTCTTTCCGCATTCAGGACAAGAATCTACATCTTCACCTATTACTATTTTTCCACATTCAGGACAAGTCATTTCATCTTCATTTTCTTCTTTATTTACTTCTTTCAAAGAAATTGTTTCTACGAGAATATTAAACTTTCTATCAATTGTTTCTACATCAGTAATACCTTCTAGAACACTCATAATCTTTGATGATTGTGCTTCAGTTAGACCATCACATTTCTTACGAAGATAAATATTAGCGGCCATTTCTTGAGCATCTTGTTGGATTTCAAGATTTTCTTCAATTGTTTGGTCTAATTCATCTCTTAATGAAACTATTTCGTCTCTAGCTTCTCTCAAAAGTTCTTTAGCTTCTTCATCAATCGCACCCTCATCAATTGCCATACGAACTTTAAATTGTTCAATCAAATCAGAATATAATTCGCCCTTTTTAGCATACTCATAAATTTTATCAGGGATTACTAATTCTTCTTCTATAATTGAGTCAACAAAGTTAGAGAATTTTGAAGTAATATCTTTTTTGTAGTCTTCAAATTTTTCTTCAAATTCTTCAACCAATGATTCTTTTTCTGCTTCGATGCGTTCTTCTACTTTTTCCGCAACTTTTACTTCAATCAATGTTTCAATTTTTTCTTTTATTTCAACTTGTTGAGACTCATCAAGTTTCTCAACACCTAAAATTTTCAAAATATTATCCATTATATTTTTTCTACCTCCTAATGATATTGTATTTCTTACTACTATTATTTATATATTATTTATAAAAATTTATTAATTTTCAACGTTCCTTAATCTTGTACTCCAGCCTTTATGTGCAGCAGCTTTTCTCTTATGTCCCAAAACACTATGATATGTTTTTTTGATGTCCTGTTTAAAAGATTTTACTGTAACACTTTCACTAGTTAAATACTTTTCTACTATTCTATCTATTTTAGACATATCAGTGTCTCCTCTTAAATCTACCTAATTTCTTACCACTTAAACCTCTACCACGTTTTCTCATCATTTTAATTTTTCTCATTAATCTTCGTAAACGCTTTTTAATTTGATTTTTGTGACGTCTATAATACATTCTACCTTTTCTTCTAGTTGTCAAAGGTGTTTTCTTATAGAATCTTGCTTCACTCATTTCATCTTCAAGCTCTGAAGAAGTACCATTTTCATCTAAAGCCGAAAGAATTGTATGGAGTTGTTCCAGTTGCTCATCTTCTAACTGATCATCTTCTAGAGAAAGAAGAAACTCAACAATTAAATCTAATAATTCTTCGTCTGATAAGTTTACTTTTTCTATTTCATCTTCTTGATCATCTTCAAAGTCAACAAATTCTTCTTCTTGTTCTAATAAGAGATATTTTTTTAGAAATTTATTTTCTTCCATATTATTTTTTTATCCTTTATGCTAAGGCTAAATGTGCTACAATAGTTGCAGCAGCAATTTTTTTATTCCCTAATGTTTTCTTAACTGTTTCTCCTGCTCCTAATTTTGCATTTCTTGCTGTGTCTTTAACATCTTGTTTTAAATTCTTCTTTATTGCTTTTATTGGACTTTTATAATATTCAAATGTTTTATCACTGTGACCTACTTTAATAGTATTCTTTTCTATGTGTTTTTCTATTGCTCCTTTAGCTCGAGAAGCAACATTTCTCGCTTTTCCAACTAAAGATAATAAACCTTCATTAGTTTCTACTTCATTTAGTAGTGAGTTTATTTTATAAACTATATCTTTCATTATTTTGTAGCAGCAGCAAACATCCTTCCTTTTTCAGCTGCGGCTCTTATCTTTGCAGCTCTATCTCTAGCAGCTGCCATTTTTACTGCTTTTTCTCTTGCTGCTTTAAACTTTGAGGCTAAACCTTCAGTTTCTCCCGCTACTTTTTTTACAAGTCCACCAATATCTTCATACATATTTTCATCTTCTTTAACTACCTTTTTCTTTTTCTTTTTTCCACCACCACATCCTTCTTCCAAATATCCATCAATTTTTTCTAAAATATCAGACATTACTTTTTCTCCTTAGTTTTCTTCTTCTTTTTGTTTAACATTCTTCTTATTTTTTCTCCAGCTATTAAAGCAGCTGAACCGCCTACTGCTGCACCTACAGCACCACTAGCTCCAGTTACAAAACTTTTTCCGGCAGTATGTAAATATTCTGAGTAATTTTCTTCTAATATTTCATTAATTCTATCTACTATATCCATAATTTTTCCTTATCCAGATATGTCAGTAACTTTTTTAATTACATTTGATTTCTTTGCTAATTTAGTAGTTCTATCTGCAAGTGCTTTCTGAAGAAGAACTTTATCTTTTGCTTTTTTTACAGTGTCAGTAGCTAGATGCATTAAGTTTTTTACTTGAATGCTTTCACTGTTTAAATATTTTTCTACTATTCTATCTATCCTTTTCATTTGATCTCCTATCCAATTTCAGGATTCTGTACTGATATATTTTTATTTCTTATTGCTTGGGCAGTTGTAGATAACTTTTGTCTAGCTTTAGCTGCTTTGTCTTTTGCAATTTGTGATGCATTTGTGGTTACTTGTTTGACGTTTTGTGTTACTGTATTTGTTTTTGACACATCTGCAGAAATATCTTTTGCAATTTCTCTTGCTCTTTGCATTGCAGGACTACTTGATACTTTTTTAACTACATTTGTTGCTGTATCACTTGCTACTGTAGCAACATCTTGTGCAACTCCAGCTGCTTTTTTTACAACATTACTTTTTGCCGCATTCTTTGCAAGATTTGTCATAGTATTGACTAAACCTTCATCCAAATATTTATCAATTTTTTCAACTATGTCTGACATTATACATTCTCCTGTTTATTTTTAATCTTATTTGCTACTGCTTGTGCTATTTCTTTATTTCTTCTTTTTTCTCGTTCTCTCATTTTCTCTTTAACTTTTTGTGCACCTTTATATGCACCAACTGCTAAACCTCCAGCAGCTGCTCCAACATATAAAGCTGAAGCTGTAGTTTTTAATGCATGTCTTGTATCTGGAGAAAGATATTTCTCTATTAATATATCTATTTTAGAAGGCATATTTATAGATTCCTTCCAATTTTTTCAATTGTTTCTAATATATGTCTTCCATATTCTTTTCTTGCATTTTTTATTTTAACCAAATCTTCTTCTAACTTAGCTTTTGCTTCTTCATCTTTTGTTGAATATGCTAAGTTAAATTCTTCAGCCATATACATACCTTTTAACCATGATGGGTTATTAGATGGAGACCCTACTAAGTCCCATGTAATTAGTTTATAATCGTCTTCATTAACATATCCATCTTCATTAACTGTACCAAGTCCTCTTGAAGATATTCCAATAGAACAACCTTCATCTAATAGAGATTTTGCAATTTTTCCCATAGGTAAATTTGTCAATACTTTTGCTTTCCCATATAGATCATTACCTCTCCATTGGAGATTTTCAACTAATATAGCAGCTCTTTCAAGATTTACATCTGCTTGAGGAGGATGATTCAATTCCCCAAATAAATTTCTTCTTTTCATTTGTTCTGAAAGTTTATCAACTTCTCTTTCTAGTGTTGACCTTTTATATATTCTCCCATTTTGGTTTTTTAGTTCTGCAGAAGAAAATATACCAACAACATATAAATCATTAGTACTCTTATCTTCAGAAATTTCTATATCAAAAGAACTTTCTGTTATTAGTCTTCCTAGTCTCATTTTTTCTCTTCCTCTATTATTTTATTGGTTTGCCTTTTTTATCAAATATATTTTTAGTACCCAAAGGCCCTACCTTAGTTCTTGCAAATGTTTTTACTGTTCCTTGTGCTTCTTTAGAAGCTTGTCTAACATTTTCTGGTTTAACTTTATTACGCATATTTTTTAGTTTGTTTATATTACTTTTTGCTGCACCAATTATATCTATAGCTTTGTCATATGTTTTGAAAGCATATTTTCCTGCTGTCTGTAACATGCCCTCATCTAATTGACTGATTTCTAATTTTAAATTATCTAATTGGTTTTCAATCTCATTTAATAATGTTAAAAATTCATCAGTTTGTTTATAGTCAGAAAATTTCATTGTTACTCCTCTTCATCTTCAACTTCGTCTTCTAAAGTATCTAAATCTATATTTTCTTCCTCATCATCTTCATTATCAAATGCTTGTTCCAAACCTAACTCTTTAGCTAAATAATCATTTTTAGCTTTTCTTAACTGTGCTCTCAATAATTCCTTAGCTTTTACATACTCATCATTCTCAAAATTATCCAAAGCTTGTTTTACAACTTCTGTGTCAACTGGCATACATTTTCTCCTTTCAACTTTATATATATTTATTTATTATTGTTTATTTTCTTTTTCGGCTCTTCTTTTAGCAATCGCTGCTTTTAGTCTTCCTTTTGGTTTTTCTTGATTTTGTTCTTCTTCTCCAGATTGGGTATTTTGTGTTGGTTCTGACTGTTCCGGAGGAACTTGTTCAGTTCCTTGTTGAACTTGTTCTGGAAGTTGTCTTAATCCTAACTCAAAATCTTTTTTCATTGAATCAGCATTTTCTTGAATATCTTCATCAGTCCACTTCATAAACTTTTTCAGAAGAAAATATTTTGAAAATTCTGGACTATTTGCTAGTATTGAGTAATTACTAAATCTAGTTTCTAAGAAATGTTGAATTTGTTTTTCTTTATAGAAACTTGGAGGATTCATTGTAATTTTTATCTTACTTTTATCTAAATCATATTGAGACTTTAGACCTTTAAATTCTAGATGTAGTAAGAATAAATTTCTCAACTCGTTGCAAAATCTTGTTTGTTGTCTTTCGAGAAATTTGGCCCACTTTACTTCGTCTCTCGATATGTCACCAACACTTGTTCCAGCAAATAATACACTAGAGTCTTGGTTTTCAAATTTTGCATTTACTCTTGATATTGGATATTTTAAAGCTCTATATAATTTTTTTGCAAAATAGTGAATATCGTCTAAATTTGTAAATCCAGATGGATTTCCTCCTACTGTTGATATGTCCGATCCTCTTCCATCGCTAGATGTAGGTATAAAGAAATTTTCCAATATGGACATAACTTCTGGTTCATTGGTTAGTCTTCCAGTTGAAGGATCAAATGTTTGTTTTTTTGTAAATTGTGATTTTATTTTTTCTACATATTTTAGTGCTTTTTCTCTTGGCATACTACCTGTATCAATTTTGAATACAAATCTTTCTGGTGCTCTAATAATTCTATATATAATTACAGAAGTTTCTAATAATTTTAACTGATTAAATGGTACTCTAACTTTTTCCAAGTAACCAAGTACATCTAGTTTACTTTTACCATATACTCCATAATCTACTAATCCTATTTGTTCTGGATAAAACAATACAATTGATGGATCTTTTTTGGCTTCTTCAATTGTATTGGGTTTTTTAGCTTGGGGATTTAAATATTGATAGAAAGCCATTATTTTCCCTGTTTTTGTATCATACACAAAATCCATTGACTCTGTAGGTAGTTTCTTTATATCTATAATTCCATTCTTTCTATTTCCATCTTGAATTATTCTCTCATAGAAAACTTTTCCATCTATAAAGTAAGTTCTTAATAAGTCCTCTATTTTATCATATATATTAATTCTATTATAGAATAATTCATCAAATTCATTATTTAGGTTATTTACAATATTTTGATTTTTTACTAACTCTTCACTTACTATGACAAAGTTTAATAATCTATCATCTTCGTCTAATTGTGATGATTCTATAACAGCATCTTCTACAACATCTGCTATTTCCGGCAACTCAGCCATTCTTCTATATTCTTTTAATCTGGCAAGTTCATTTTGTAGTTGTTTATTAATATATCTTTTATAGAACATATTAAATGAACTTAAACTTGTACTTCCATATCCTCCAACAAATTCTGAACCTTCGCCCGCCCTGGCTTCTAAAAATTTTGTAGATATTGCATCATCACCTTTTTTAGAAAAAGCTTTTATTGCTTCATCTACTCTGTCATCTGTTTTTCTGAAAAAACTAAATAAATTCATTTTCCCTCCGTAAAAACATTTTATTGTTTTATTTATTAAAAATTATAACATAATATAAGAAAGATTATTTAACTATCCATTAGTATCTACTAATTTCCATTCTCCATTTTTATAAACTTTTAGTGGTTTGCTTTGCCAAGACCCACCAACATAAACTTTTAGTTTTGTTCTAACCCACTGTGAACCATTCCATCTTTTGAAGATTCCTCCATATTCTGATGTTGTTGTTGTTGAAAATTTAAATATTGGCATATTAAATCCTATACAAAAAATACAGCATATTTTGTTTTTAAGTAACTTTCTACAATTGTTATATTGGCGTCTGATAGGGCTGAGTTATAAACTAACATATCACCAAGATATACATTTGAATATTCTCCTACTGAATATCCACTTCTACAAAAAAGAGATAAGTCAGTATTTCCTCCGGAGTAATCTAAGTTTCCACTAACCGTTGGTCCTGCAGCGGTTGTTAATGTTCTAGATATGCCATTTAATCTCATTACTGCGGTAGTTGTTCCGTCATACTTTGCTGTTATAACTACTGCTGCGGTATAATTGGCTATAGCAGGTGCATCTACATAAACATCTTTAAGTGCAGCACCGGCAGAGAGGAGTAGTTCTGCTCTGTCATTTGTACCATAAGAATGACCAATTCCCCAGGAAGAATAAGGAGATGTCCATCCAGAGGTTCTATATGGTCTAACAAGTAATTTTGCTGGGGAAGTACCTACATATCCTAATGGAACATATGCTGCTATAATTGTAATATTATTTGATTCCCAACAAGCATTTCTAGGTATAGTCATATATCTACTACTTGCACCAGCAGCATAAACTACAGAATTTCCATTCCATTTGTTTTTATAGAGAACTGGTTTATATGAAGCGTTAGATTGTGAAGCTACATGTCCGTATGTAGATCTATCTGTCCATGATGAAATAGAACCACCAGTACTTATTGTGGAGTTTAAAGAATTTGCATCTAACCATAAGACCAAACCAGAAACATTTCTTGGATCGTATAAAGTCATTAATTGTTGTGTAGTCGATGATGTTGGTGATAATAATAACATTAAAATTTCTCCCTAACTAGAGGTAGTATTAATTCCATATTTTACAGTAAAATAGTTCCATAACTTTGTTTTGTCAGACGATGAAATACAAGAATTATATAAAAATATTTCAGATAAACCTCCATTAAAATAATCTCCGGTGCTATAACTACCTCTCATTCCAATAAATAAGTCTGTTTGGTTAGTATAATCTATATTACCTGATCTCGCAGTTGTAGTTGTTCTACTAACACCATTAAGAAATATTTCTCCTGTAGTGCCATCATAAGTAAACATAAAGACAGTAGGTAAACCTTTGCTTTGATATGGTGCTCCTGCAGCAAAGTCTGTATATGCAGCACCTGTAGCGAAAGTTATTAAAGGTGCATCTGCAGTAGCACTACTACAAGCTGCAGAATAAGAAATATATGGACTAGTCCAACCGCTATTTCTATAGGGTCTACAAATTAATTTTGTATATCCACTAAGTGCACCAAAATTTACATATGCTGCTATAATTGTAATATTGTTAGGTTCTAAAGTATCTACTCTAGCTATACTCATATATTTAGTAGAACCGTCAAACCTAACCCAGGAATTTCCATTCCATTTATTTGTATCAAATATTGGTCTATTTGCTCCAGAACTCACAGCAACATTACCATAAGAACTTTTATCAGTCCAAGAATTTACTAAATCTCCGTTACTTAATATACTATTTAAACTATTTGCATCTAACCATAAAATAAGACCACTAATACCTCTCGGATCATATAATGCTATAGCTTTTTCTGCTTGTGTTAGAACTTGGGAAGTACTACTTAGTAGTTGCATATTTTATATACCGCCTATATAAAATGAAATATTTCCTGTAGAGATAGTACTAAGTCTTATTTTAATACCAGACATACCCCCATCATTACTAAATAAATACATACTACCTATGTATCGTGAATTATCTTGTTCAGAGGAAGAAGAAATTGCTGTATAAACTTCTGAAACAGATGGTAATATACCCATAAGAGTATTTGCTGAGTCATACATTAATATTTTAAAATCCGCAGTAGCACTTGCGGTAGAAAATGATGTTTTTATAGTTACTCTTGCTTTTCCTGATATATCTATTGGATTTCCAGCTGTTGGATATAAAGTTATTGTTGATATACTATCTAGAAAACTACTTCCTGATACAGGTGCAGTTAGAGTTCCCGTTCCTGGTGCAACTCTCTCTATATGTTTAGTTAAACCGCCCTCTGAAAAACTATGGGTTCCAATATTTATACCGCTACCTTCTGTAAATCCAATTTTATTTGTACTCATATTTAATAAGTCTCCTTAATTAACTTATATCTACCCATAAATCGTTGACCAAAGGACTTCCTGGTGCTATAGCAGATACTGTTATATTTACTGCTCCGGAATAACCACTATACCCTGAATACCCTGAATACCCTGAGGTACCACTATACCCTGAAATACCACTATATCCAGAATAACCTGATGTACTATCACCACTATACCC